CTCTTCATAAGATACATCATTCCCTTCAGCTTCATAAATTAATCGAGCCATAGTGTTGAATAAAACAGGTTTAACACTAATAGCTTCTATATCATAGTTTCTAGTTAAATCATGATTTTCCCTAACAGCTAAACCATTAAGTTCCATTTGTCTTTTTATTTTTTGCATTGTTTTAAATATGTGCAAACTTGACGCTGTTACACGTTTGGATTGTTCCCTACCTTTTTTATCTGCTTTAGGGCTTAAGTACTCAGGATTTTTTAATTGTTTTCTTAATTCTTTTTCCCCAAAAATTTTCATATCTGCAGAATATTGAATAAAGGCCTGCCTTAATCTAGGTCTATGTTTTGCACCTATCTCCGTGTCGTCTCCCCAAGTGCCCACGGGTATATCTAACATTGTTGCAAGAGGTTTAAATAAAGAATTAATAACCCTTTGGTACTCATCAACCTCTTCTTGTACAAACCCTAAACCAGTAGGCGATTGAGTTTCTCTATTTAACATATTTACGAAAGTATCATCTGCACCTTGAAAACGTAAATAGTCTGTACTAGAAGAAACTGTAAAACGCACCATGTCATTAAGTTTATCAATGGCTTCTTTTGCAGAACCCGGAGTGCCTACAACTTCATCATACTTATCTAACACATCATCAAGTTTCATATCTCTTGTAATAATTTTTTCTTTTACAAGTTTTTCTTTTATGCTCGTGTCGAATAAGTCCAGTTGTTCACGCACAGCAGCAGTAACAGTTCCACTGCCACGGTCTTTTTGTGTGCCTCTAAATTGTTCTTTGACTACAGCTACGAAATCTGTAAAAGTTTTTTGTTTAGGTCTATTAAGCCTAAGTCCCATACTTTTAGCAAAACTAACTCTCATAGTGCTTAGGGTAGTCTGGTATCTTTTAGTTAAATCTTTAATAAATTTGTCACTTTCTTTTCTTTTTGCTAGAGCTGTATTAAAAATATCACCCCCAGCAAGGTCTGCTATGTACTCTTCAAAACCCAACACAGAATCTTTCCACTGAGTCGGAGCAGTAGCTTCTTTACTAAGGTTTTGCCATTCTTTATAAATAGCTCTACCCTCTTTTGTTTCCTGTAGAGTTCTTTCGGTAACATATTCATTAAAGAAAGAATGCCCAAAACCATGCACTAATCCACCTGCAACAACCCCCTCCAGCTCACTTGTATCTGGAAGTAAATCCGCAGGAAGTCCAGCTTTTTGGAGGTCTTGTTTTATCAGGTTTTGATATCTACTAGGTCTCTTTAATACAATAACATCTACATTACCTCTGTTTATATATTTTTCTGGCGCTTGATAATTTTCTGCCCAAGTTAATAATTCAGTAACCTGTTTACCATCTCTGTTAACACTCGCCGGTTCTTTTGCTTCAAATAAAGCATTTTGGATAGCTCTATTCAATTCGGGGTCGCTAAATTTAATTAGCTTGTCATCGAACATGATAAATATTTTTCTTCTTTTTAAACCTAACTTGTCCCTTGCAATTTCAGATAGTCTTTTAATAGGGTCTACAATTCTTCCGGCTTTTGCTACGTCTAAGTTTAAATCTTGTCCTAATTGTTTATACATTAAATATAAGTCTCTAGGAGTAGCGAATATTTTATTAGTTTTTTGCTCTATTATTTCTTTTGCCCTTTTTTCTGCAAAAGTTAAATCAGATAACTTTTTACGTCTTAAACTTAAAAGTTGGTTAGCTACTAAAGTACCAGCATCTTCACCTCTTGGGACTTCTAAATCTTCAAAATCACGACTAACATCATCCTCAATATATATGCCATTTTTTACATCTAAATCTTGCACTCCATCAATAACCTCACCATTTATAACTTGTTGTCTGGAAAGAACTGTCTTTAAAGGTAAATCCGTTTTTACCATTTTTTTAGACCTAGCTAAGGCCGCTGCTTCCCCTTCAAGATCCTCCGCTATATTTAAAGGGTCAGAATCTGAACTAGTACCTATTTGATCACCAATATAAGTAGCATAAACAGAAGGATCTTTTATTTTTAAATTTGCTTCAATTATCATTGCGTCTAGTATTTCGTTCTCTTCTTCCAAACTAGGGTAGACAAATTTTTCTGGGGTTTCTAGGGCTTTTCTTTTAAATTCAGCTAATTCTTTTCCTTTTTTGCCTTGTAGATCTTTTACCTCTTTTAAAGCATCATGCAAAATCTGATCATACTTTGTTTCTTTTAAAAGATTTACATCCAGACCACTACCAGCAATCATTAACTTTTTAACCTTATTACTAGTAAGGAAGTTAATAATTTCATACTCAGAAGTAGGGTTTATTAATATTGGTTTACCATATCTTTCTGCAAGATTTTTTGTAAGTTGACTCCCAGGAGTAAAAAATCCTTTAGCATCAGCCTCAGCAAACATAACTATTGCATCAGAAGTTCTTGTTATAATTTCAGTACGTGCAGAATAGCTTTCTACGTTGCCCACAACTTTAGGATCCATCATCCCGGCAATAACTTTTGTCTTAGACTTTTGTTGGTCTAATTTATTTAAGGTTCGTTTATTTACAGCTTCAGCTAAAACATTCGCATGACTCATATTCGATGAGGCAGTAGCTTTACCTCCTGTGGAATATGCTAATTTTTTACCATCTAATTTACCTTGTTTTATTTGATCAAGTATCCATTGACGTCTTTCCGGTTCTAACTCTGGCATCTTGCCATTTAACCAATCCCTATAATTATTTACCGCTCTCGCTCTATTTTTTACTAAAATAGCTTTTGTGCCTTTTTTCTTTATATTCTCAAATAATTCCTTACTGAAAACAAAAGGGTTTCCATAATGCTCGTTAGGTTTTTTAGAGTTTCGTAATACATTTACCGCCCCTTTAGGTAGGATATTTTTCCCTTGTTTGTTTTTATTAAAAGGCACTACTGTAGTAACAGGTATTTTTGGAGGTGGTTCAGACATTGTTTTTTGAATAGCTTTTCTTATTGCAATTCTTTGTTGTCTTAATCTATCTAAACCTTTTACGGGTACTCCAGTAACGTCTACCGATCCCGGAACAGGCGGCCCTTCTTGTACAAGATTAGGGTCCTCTCCATAAATTACAGACATCAAACCTAAACTTTCGGTTTTTAGTGCCTTTTGTTTTCTACCAAATTGTTTCATTTGTGGAGCGAGACCCACTACGTTGTAACCTAGCTTTTGAGCTATATCAAACCCTACAAAATCAACACCTTCCTGTAGACCGGTGTAAATCTCTTCTAAAACTAAATCATTTTTTATATCTAAATTTTCAAGTAAAAACTTTTCATCATCAAAAGATTCCTTTGGTAATTTATACTTATCAAGATATATTGCCTTAATTCGATCCTCTACGGCTTCTATACTCCCATAGCCAAGTAAAGCACCTTCTTTTTCAGATTCATTTAACCCCTCTACTAAACCCTCTACTTCGCTCATTTTTACATCTGCTACATCCTCAGCATCTGGGTTCGCTAGCATTTTCTTTTTGTTTCTTATAGTAGAATGTAAATCTTCTTTTCTAAGTTTTTTTATAGTAACTTGCCCTGACTCATTTGTAGTGTAATAAAATGGAGTTTGCTGGCTCTCTTCCATAAGGTCTTGAGCACTTTGGTGTTGGTCTGTAGCTCTTTGGTTTTTAGGGTTATAGTAAATAGGTAAATTAAATAAACTATATTCATTTTCAAATATTCGATCTCTATCTTTCATAGAGGTAGCACTATAAGGTTTCTCTGACATGAAATAATCAGGTTTAATCGCTTTTTTAAAAACAGTAGGGTTAAACCTTATATATTTAGCAGGTACTCTACTTTTTTTGTCTACAAGAACTCTTGTTGTATATTTTGATGTTTTTACACCCTCAACAACTTCTCCGTCTTTTCCTTCTTTTATTGTTTGAGTCTCAATAACAGCGGTAGGTTTAAGGTGTCCTTGTAAAGCCTTGTCCTCTATTCGTTGTTCAAAATCTTTTACAACTATTTCTTGTATAGCGGTGTATTCCTTCTTTTTCTTATCATAAGTTCGATACTTAAATACAATGTCTCCGTTTTTACCATCCATATCTTGAAAACTTATTAGGTGACCATCAGACAATAAATGTCCAAAACCAGTAGCTAACTTAAAATTAAAATCTGCAGTTGACCTCTCTATCGAATCTAGTCTGCTTTCTATAATAGAGACTCCGGCACTGAGCACTTCATTCATAGCAAGAGCGTTATCGCTTGATTCGTTTTTCTTATTATAACTTCTGTAAAACCACCCATATTTTAAAGGCATTGAACCAGGTATATTTGTGTATTCATTTTTGTTTATATGTTCTGTTTCACTTAGATCCCTATTAATTTGCCTAGCATTACTAACTGCTTTTTGTACTGCTTTTCTAGCTGGCATTTGTTTGCCAGTCACACCGTCTATATATTTTGCACCATATAAACCTACTTCAGATTCTGGAGTTATTTTTTTAACTATAGATTGGTAATCATCTGAAATGTTTATATCTTTTAATTGGTTAAGGAACGCTTTTATTTCTCTAGCTTGCGGCCCGTATTTGCTATCTAAAGCCTCAAAAGAAACAACAATTTTTTGCCCTTGTACATTTGCAACGCTCCTTGCCGCTTCAATATAAGCAGGAATTTGAAGTGCGTCAAAACCTTCGCCATTTTTTTTAATCTTCTTTGCCATCATTATATGAGTGGCTGTATCTTCGATTGTTCTTGTTGTTTTAGGGTTAAGTATAAAGTCACTTGCGGGCGCTTCCGCTGCAGAAGAGCCAACTATCTCATAGATAGAATTTGGGTCGGCCTCTTGTGTCTCTTTTAAAACTTCTAAAATAGTACCATTGGCCCTGTAAACCTCTGGGTCATATAAAGCAGATTTACTATCCTCCAAAATGCCACCTAACGTAGAGGTAATAGATTCCCCCTGCCTATACCCTAAGTCACTTAAAGCAACTCCCTGCTCTCCAAGCACATAGTTTTCAGCTACCATTTCTAAGGCTTCTAATCTTCTTCTAGAAAGAATGCTGTCATCAAAAAAATTATCAGCCCTCTCAACTAAATTCTCTTTGGCTATTCTCCCCTCTACAGCACCAGGGTTAACAATATTGTTTTTGTTTTCGCGACGTAATTTACTACGTGTTTCTCTAGCTTTATTTTGCCTATTTATTATGATATCTAAATCACGCTGTGCTAGTATGGCTTCGTTTTTTCTTATTAATTCTCTTATACTATCTTTAGTAGCATCTGATACTACAGCCCCAGAGGGTTCTAAAAGCATATGGTCTTCAATATCGCTGTATACTTCTTCCAAAAGTTCCATAAATGCTACAGGGTCACTATCTTTACCTAACACCTGTGTTCTCTTATCTTCAGGGATTGTGCCTAAAAGTTTCTCTTCTATAAAAGTTCTAGTTTTTCTAAACCTAGCATTTTTAGCAGTACTAAAACTACTTTGGTCTGTTGTAGGCGCTTCACGTAAAAACTCATCACGAAGCTGTATTAACTGTTCCCTTTGAAGTGTTAATTTTTTTATATGTTTCTTTTTGTTACTAATCGCTTGTAAATACAGCTCTAAAGATTCTACCGGTCTATCTACGTTTTTCTTCCAACTATCTATTATTAATTTACGTTTTGCCGATCCGTCTAATTTTGAATATTGTTCTGTTAGTTTATTTCGACTAAATTTACTATTCTTGGGATCTTTCAGAAAAACCTCGAGTGCTAAAGCGTTTGTTCTTTGTAAGGCTTTTGCAGTTTCAGAATCTTGTAAATTAGTAAATTCTTTTTCAGTTTTATCTATCCCTTGATTAAGAACTGTAAGTTGTTCATTAAAGTCTGCAACCCTATCGGAGTCTTCTGTATGCAGAAATACATCGTCAATTAGTAATTGTGCTCTTACGGTTGCAAACATCGCCTCAGCTCTTTGAAGCCTTACTTTATCTTGTGCTTTTCTATCTAAAAGTTTAAATTTTTCTAGGGGTAATGTTGAAAAAGCATATGCTCCTTTTTTACCTTGAACTATCTCATTATCACTTCTACCCATACCCAAAAGGTTAGAGGTTTCATAAGCTAAATCAGCATCTTGATCTTTAGCCAAGGGTCCTATTATGCTAGTACCATATTGCTCTGTAGTAGACTTAAGAGTATTGTTGACCTCATCTTCGTCAAGCCCGCCATCCAAAACCATATTTCTAGTAATAATTTCTTTATCATCTTTTTTATTAGCTGCTAAACGTTCATCAGCTACTTCTTCTGGGCTCTTGATAACAATCTTTAAATTTTTTCGAGTTTTTTTAGTACCTTCAAGATTAGCTTTTAACTCGCGCATTTTAGGCAAGTCATCATCTATAATTGCTTGTTCTATACCACTTAAAAGTTGTTGTTCATAACTGTCTAATGCATTTAATTGGTCTTCAATATTTTGCTCTGACATTGGGTACTGAATTGTGTACCCCTCTCCCATACCAGGAAGAGTTAGTTGTTCAGGTTGTGGACCTTTTGTAGGTGCGTTTTTAATTTTTTCTGGGCCCTTATATTGTTGTTCGGCTTTTTTAACTACTTTACGTAAATTACTAGTGCTTGTTGTTTGTTCCCAGACGACCTTATCGTCCTCTGTTAATTGCACTACTTGCTGTTGTCCACTTAAACCAGCTTCGTCTGTAGCTACAACATCTGTTTCAGCTTGTACTTCACCGTCTTCAGGTTCTACTTCTGGCTCAAACTGTAAAATTTGTGCCAACACATTTCTAATGTTTGCACCATCTGCTCTTTGACTTTGGTAAAACTCCCTTAGTTTTGGGTTAGGCGTTATTAAAATACCAAATCCGTCAGGGTCTATTGATATACCTAGTTTAGGAATATCTTGTTCTTTTCTGCCCTTTGTAGCAAAAGCCTCATTTAAAAACTCTCTAAATTTTTTAGCACTTAAACGAGCAGCCCCAGTTATTAAAGGATCGGTTGGACGTTCGCTTATGGCTGCATTTATTTCTTCTGCAGTGGGCTGCCTTAACCTTTCTCTAAGTGTTGGAGATGCCTCCGGAGTAGAGAAACGATATGTTAAATCATTAGCAGCTAACGCTTCTGTGGTAAGCCACACCGCCTCTCTTTCGTAGTCGGGGTCAACCATAGCATTTAACTGTGCTTGGATATCTTCTCTGGTTTCTGGCAATCCGCCAAGCTCCTCTAAATCTGCATATTTTTCAGCTTGTATTTTTGCCCACTCTTTATCTTCTCGTACTTGAGAAAGAAATTCCCTAGATTGTCTAAATATAGCAGCACTTGTTCCACCAATAAGACCACGTCCACCCCCTCCTACACCGCCATCAAAATAGGCTTGCATTCTTCTTAAATTAGCTTCTTGGCTTTGGTTATCAAAAGAAGGGTCAACTAGAGTTCTTTGACTCATTATTATTTCTTCCTGTAAACCCTCTGTAGCACTTTCTGCTGCAGTACTAGCAAGAGACATTTTAGCTACATCCCCCATTAGAGTTAAAGCACTTCTCTTTTCGTATCTTTTTAAAAATTCTTTTTCTATTCTGTCTAAACTATCCACGCCTTCAATACGGGCTTTTTGGTCTATAGCCAAAGCCTGCATATCCGACTCATTTAATTTATCGCCTCTTTGTAATCTTAGTTTGGCTTTATTAAGTCGAGTAGACTGTGTGGCCATTTTAAACATAGCACCAAAGAAAACTGACTCTGCTAGTACATCTAGAGCAGCAGCTGGAACTCCACTTAAAGTTGCCATTAGAGCCTCTGTTGGTCCTAACTCTAAACCAGCTTCTTGGTACTCCCTTAAAATTTCAGGAGCAATCATAGTTTCTGCAGCAGCAAAAGCACCTATGGCTCCACCAATTTTTGCTTCTCGTAAATACTTACGAGTAACATCCATAACTACTTTTTCTTCCGGTGTTAAATTTTCAACACCTTTGTTTTGTAGAGTTTTAAACCACATCTCTTCAAATGCGTTAGGTGTTTTAGCAGCTTTCTGCCAACCTTGCCCAGAAAAAGCGCCCATAGCCATGTCTGTATCTGGTATGAAATCTCTATCCGCGCGTATGCCCCCTACTTTTCTTACCGTAGAAGTATATAAATCTTTTAGAGCGGCTCTACCAGGTTGTGTAAAAGCGGTTCTAGCAGCAGTAGCAGTAAAACCAGTGGCTAAACCTTCTCCTATAGTTAAAGCTGCTGGGAATATAAGTTGTCCAGCTCCTCTAGCTACTTGTTTAAAAGCACCGTCTAAAGTAGGGTCATCTACGAAACCTTCAAAGGTGTCTAGTTCGGAAAGAGCTGCTTGAATATTTTTATCATGCATCTCCATTCGAGCAAGATCTTTTTCTGCACTTTCTTTATCCCCAACTAGTAAATTACCAATGGCAGAGATACCATCAAAAGATCCAGCTACTTGTTCAAAACCTGCGCGATACCCTTCGGCAAAATACTCTGCTGTACCATAGTTAAAAGTTCTTTCCGGAGGGTTGTACTCACTAATAGGTTCTCGCGCTTCCCTTACTAAAATGTCTGGTAGTTCTCGTTCCCTTCTTCGTGCGTCTCTAGCAAGATCCGTTCTTTCGGCAAGTAAAATTTGGCGTATTTTTTCTGACATACATTATCGGGGTCTGAATCTAACCTCTAAGTCGTCTGTAGCTTTGTCTTTTAACGTTTGCATAAATGTATCTGCTTTAAACCCAGATATTCTGCCAGCTAACTTGCTACTTAAGTCTTTCCAATCTTCATAATTAATAGGCCCACTAATATCTTGCCCGGTATTAGAGTCTACTAAAATGTAACCAGTCGGATTTACCCTTTGAGCCTCTTTTGTTGCCATACCTTCAATGGGATTGTCAAACCGATCAGCTCTACCGTCCTCACCATAAACAGCTACTAAATCTAATCCACCTAAGCCTTTTCGAAAAGGATCCACTCCTGAGCCAAGGCTTCTAATAAGTCCAAGTGCATTCCTAAGCGATTCACCCATGCTAGTGCTATTTTGAGCTGCCCAATATATACTCTTCTCGAATACTTGGTCTTCTAATTCGTTAAAGCCGTTTTTACCAACTGCATAAAAATTATATTGGTTGCCGTTTATGTCTTTTAATTTGTTTTTATATCCAAGTGTTCCTTTTGCCTCGCTTAATGCGTTTATACCACCTACCAATGCGTCTTCAATTGCATCTTCATCGCTATTGGGCCCGAGAAGTGCAAGAACACCCCTAGCCTTCTCACCCGAACCAGCCTTGTCTCCTCTTTCAAACATGGCATTGAAGCCTTTGTATTGGTTTTTCAAAAGATTATAGTTAGATGTACCCATTGATTTTTGTGCGTTTAAGGCAGCTTGGTATGCCTTAGTATCTAGCATGTAGCCGTTTTTTAATGACTCCATAAAATCAATTAGTTGTGCCCCAGTTAGTTGTTTATCCTGTGATAAAGATTGAAGTACCATGAATCCTTTTATCATAGCTTCTCCGCCGGCGTCTCTTTGATTTTTTCGTGAGCCATCCGCAACAAAAGTTCCATTTCGAGTAGTTGTTGTTCTTACACCATGTTTGGCAGCTTCTGGTTCAGTAAGTAATGCTATTTTTTCAGTTTTTGGGTCAAAGTTTTTTGCTACATAATCTTCTAATTTAATTTTTGTTTCAGTATTCATAGGTATGGATATAGAATTTCCTTGGTCATCTTTAAGTACACCAGAACTTAATTTACGCACAAGGAACTGAGCAGGAGGAACATTTTTAATAGGTTGTTCTGCATTAAAAGAATCTATCATGCTATTGAATTGTCTTAAAGAAACCGTTTTTTCAAGAGGTGATACTGAAAGTTTTTTCTCTCTTTCTTCGATACTATCTATAGTTGCGTTATATGACTTTTCGGCAGCTTTATAAAGATTACTTTGTTTATTACCAGAATATACTTGTAAAGAGTCTTCTAAATCTCGTAAATTCTCCCTAAGACGTCTTAGTTTTGGATCAGTTTCTAGTTTTCTTTCTGTGCTAGCTTTCTGTCTTTCCATACGTCTAGTAAGGACATCAGTAGTTGGTTCTAAGACTCTTTCATCAAAATTAGCTATATCTCTATTAACTTTTTCTATTTCTTTTTCTGTATTTCGTATTAATCTATCCCTTCTGCCATCCGCATTATCTTTAGAAAAATTGTCTAACCTTCTCTCAAGTTTTAATTTTCGCCTTTGTAAACCTACTAACCTATTTCTAGCACGTATTAAATCACGTTCCAACCCACCTGTAGTTTTTTCTCCTGTAACCGGTCCTCTAACTATTTGTGTTATAGGGTTAACTTCTGCTACATTAGAACGAACATAATTTTGAATACTTTCATCATCTAAATTAATTAACTCTTCACCAGTTAGCCCAGCTAAAGTTTCTTTTGGTTGATTAAGAGTTTCTGCTAACTCACTTATAAATTTTTGGGACTCTGCCAGATCTCTAGAGTAAGTTTGAATATTACCCTTCTCATCTTCTGCTTGTTTACCTATATTTGTTCCATGTATATCTTGACCATCTTGTAGGGTTATTTCTTCTGCTATGTTTTGCCCTTTAAAGAATTGAAAAGTATTGGATTTCATCATTGTAGAACCACCACCATTAAGACGTGCGTTTTCTATATAGGTGTTCGCTTGGTGGTCTTCAAAGGCCTGGCCTAATTGTTTTTCTGTTATTAAAAGTTGCCCTGGTTCTTCCTCATTCTCTTTTCCATAAGATCTAGAAAGAGAGTTGTAGTTAACTCCTAGCCCACCCCCTTCTTGAGCATCTACCTCTGCGAGTTCTACAGCATACAAAATTTCGCCATTAAGTCTTTGGTCTGTAGGTGTAAGACTTTTTAAAAAGGTTCTATTGTTTGTAATAGCTTGTATAAGACCAGTATCTGCAAGAATTTTTTTACCTACATCACTATTCACTAGTTCTGGAAAGGTTGCTCCTGAGTTAGCAAACTCTGGTTGGGTTCTTTTTAAAACTTCGGAAAAGCTCATTATTAGAGGATTATCGTTTGGGTTCTCAGTTGCAAACGAATTAGATGGATCCTCACTTATCAAAGTATTGTGTAATTTCTCATGATTACCAGCATAGTAGCCTACATTTTGTTTGTATAAACCTTGAGACAGGGTAAGAGCCTGCTGCGCTTGGCGAGTAGTGTTGTACACCGCCTGATCATATATATCAAAAAAAGTCTTAGCCATATCTATATCATACTAAATAGACTTCCTATGAAGCCATATTTTTGTGCTTTTGAGCTAGCTTGGGCTTGCCTGAAAGCATTATCTCTTGACCCTTGCATTGATGCAGCACTCCCTAATGCACCTAATCCCATTTGTTGTACGCTGCTACCAGCGTTTACTAAAACATTTAATAATTGTTTATTACTAGAATCTTGGTCTAGTCTTGCATTATTAACTGCATCAGTAACCGCTACTGTTCTTGCAAGCGATTGTGCTGTATTTCTAGCTTGTCGAGTAGCTCCCGTTTCTTGAAAACCATATCTACTAACATTACGCCTAGCTATACCTTCTACTTTAGTAGCTTGCCTAGCTACATCTAAAGGGGCTTGAGCTACAAGCTCATCTTCTCCTTCTCTTATCTGTTTAATCAAAGCTTCCTCAAACGGTCTAATATTAGCTCTTTTAAACTCACCTTGCCTTTTAGCTATATCAGCGAATGTTTGAGCAGGGTCTGTAACCTCCGCTAACTCTCCAGCAGCTCTCGGAGAATAATCTACATTACCAAAATTAGGGGGTGGCGTAGGGTTATTTGTTTCGGGATCTATCATTTGTCCTTCGGGAGTTCTAGCTAAACCAGTGTCTACTATTGCTGGAGACGAAACCTGTTGTGATTGTGCAATAGGGTCCAACATTGTTGTTTGTTGAGCCGCTGCAATATTTTTTGTTAAGGTCGCTTCTTCTAGGTCTTTTCGAAACTGTGTATTATTAAGTTGAATACTCATTCCACTAAAATCAAAAGGAATATTATATGGGTTCTGCATTAAAACACCCATTGTTTTACCTATTTCAGTCCAAGCATCCATAATTAAACTCTACCCAAACCTTATCCTGTCGGCGTAAGAACCAAAGCCTCTTGTCCCGTCTTTTTCACCAAAAAACGTTGTAGGACCAAAAAGACTCCCTTTGCTTACATTAATTCCTCCACCCTGACCAGGAGTAAAATTATAATTACCAAATCCTAAAGTGTCGTCACCTGTTATAGCTCTAGCTGCATTACGTTTTCCAAGCATACTTATTCCAAATGTCCCAGCAGCTTTTGCCCCTTCAAACACCATCTTATTTCTAGCTAAACGTTCTGACTGTATTGCCTTAGCATCTGACAAAGTTCCCAGATTATCAATTTTTGCCGCTGTAGTAAGTGCATTAGTAGCATTTCCAGAAAAACCATAAGCATTAGCTAATGCGGTTTGTTTTTCTTGTATTCCCGCATTTAAAGCATCTGAGTTTGCTTTAATTGTTTCTTTTGCAGAAACGATAGTTTGCATTGTAGTATCTGCAAAGCTTCTCGCTAACTGCAGATTAATATCGTTTTGTAAAGTTTGTGCTATATCAGCGCTTCTAAAACCTCTTACTGTAGAAGCACGGTTAGTTTTACTAACCTCTTGTATTTGTCTAACTAACAAATCTTGCATACCAGAATTTTGAAAAAAATCTAGATCATTTTTACCTTCTGCGGCCAGTCTCTTTTCATCTGGCCCCGGTGCATATTCTGATGCTTTTGGTCCACTTACCATTTTTACCTACCTTTTTTATAAACTGTTGTTACTGCTTTAAATCCATGCTTGTTAGCCACTCTGTTCCATCCAGGGCGGTCGGAATGAAATTCCATTCCTACTATGTCGGTATTTTGTATTAGATACTCTAAAAACTCCACACCTGCACCTATTATATTATATTTAGGTCGGCTGTACCCTACCCAAATATGTAATGTTTTTTCTCCTACAGCATCTCTTAAAATCGATACTACAACAAAGCCAGCATAATAATTATCTTTAAATGCTACGTAAAGATGTGTATTACCACTTCTTACGGCTGCGTATATATCAGCAGGAATCCAATCCGCTGTCGCTTTTTGAGTTACCCTTACTAAATCTGGCTCTATATTACTATAAACAAACTTTAGTTCCTCTTGAGGAACATGTTTGAAAGTCACACCATCAGTTGTCCAACTCTTTTCCGTATCGTCCATACCTCTTCCTTGGGGATAAACCAGCACTTTTATATTTTACTGTTCTTTTAACACCTATGTTGCCTCCTCTACCTCTTAACTCTGCATCAGACGCTTCAGCTTGAAACAGGTTAAAATAATCAGCAGCCGCCATAGGATTAGTCCACTCTTTACCAGGTATTCTTAACAACCTGTAAATAGCACCATAAATAATCCCGTCGCGATAAGTGTTACTAAATTCTGTATCTATATTGTTAGTAGTTCTTGTTGGTTTTAAAGCTACATTCACCAATAACCCATCAACAGTTTTTGCATTTGGTACTGGTACTAACCAAAAAGTATTAGCTGTTTTCTGCAAATATACTGTAGGTATACCTGATTTATCTCTCCAATCAGGATAATTTAATTCTAAACTTCTTGGGCTTATAGGATCTAAGTCATTGCCATCAAAAGTAGCCCATTGTATTTGGTGTACATCTGTACCACTTGGTTGATCAAACTCATACTCATGAACTCCCGATATAGTAGTTATTGGGTCTAGGTCATGAGTATAAGCTCTGCTTTTTTCACAAAGTTCTATGGTTGCAGAACGTAAGTTTGTTTCTATCAAAGACTCGGAACACCCCGGTACATAAGGCATAACCTCTTTTACTAAAGATTCAAAACTAGCCAACGACAGCCTCCTGTTTAGGTGCATTTAGTTCCGTAGACTCAGCTCCAATAGCTAAGCTTTGGGTATAAATTTGATAATGTGTAGCCGCACGTTGAAAGTTTCCTGCAAACTCACTATCTTTTAAATATGCTCTATACAAAACAAAATTAATTAGGGCATTAGCAAAAATATCATCTACCTGTATTAAATCTGTATTTGCTCCGATACTAGTAGGGTTTTTAGAATATATTACCTCTACATAAGCATTACCAGCTACTCCAGGATAAACAAAAAATTTACGCGGATCTCTTTGATCAAACATATAGTGCTTGACTATAGTAGTATGCGCAGCCCTTCCTGTAACTGTAGGATCATGCCAACTTGGCTCTTCACTGTTTATTACATCTAAATTTACTTTTGAAATAGCTCTAGCGCCGGTAGCATCTGTAGCAGTGCCAGACATATTCCTGTTTACAGTTAGTAGTCGTAAACCATCCGTTGGTATAGTTTGTTCTGTGCCAGTCGCTAACTGTACATTCGCATGTGTAGAAGTAGCGTCCGGCCTCAAATTAGCAAGGTCTCTTTGGGCATCACTTAAGTAATCAAACATCTCGCCATCCGTCCAACGCACAGAAGTATTATCCTGAAGTATGTTACGTACCCTGGATAATATGTGTTGTGCTTGTAACGTACCAGCCATCTATGCTTCTTCTTTTTTCTCTGTTTTCTTAACGAGTTTTGGCTTTGCTTTAGGTTCAGGCTTCGGTTTAGGTTCTTCCCTTACTTCCTTAGCCCCAGCCTGTATACAAGCATATCCAATGTACTCTGGGAATTCTCTTGCTTCTCCTGCGTATAAACGAACAGCATCACCAGTTAGAAGTGATACATATAAGTCTTTTTCTGAGATAACTTTCATAGTCTTTTTTTCCATTTAAAACTCCTGTTTAGTAGAAAGAGGTGGTCCGAAGACCACCCCAATCTTAATTAAAATGCGCAATCTACTCTGATTACACCAAAGTCTTCATTCTGACCAGAAATGTCAGAGTTGTAGACTGGTTTTTTAAGACCCATGATCTTACCGATAGAAATACCGTTTTGGTTTCCATAGTCGAAAGTGTCTTCAACTATTTCAGGCAAACCGATATCTGCCATAGCAAGAGCTTGAGCTCCACAGAATAGGTTAGCAGCGAAGTCAACATCACTACCAGATCCACCTTTCTGAGTACCTGAAGTACCTTGAGAAGTGTTTGGTACGTGTCTGAATTCGTGAACCATAACGCCGTCAACCATTAAGCTAGAAGATCCAGCAAATAGTTCGTTGTTTGGTCCTCTGATACCAGCGCTTCTTACGTTAGCTAAGAAGTCGGAATCTAGTTTCAGATCAGCCATTACTTGTGGAGTAACAAAAAGATGATACATCTCTTCATTACCTGCGCCTCTCATACCTCTAATGTATTGGTCTTTAGCAAAAGCTTTCAACTCAACAATAGTGCTGTACTTCATAGTGTCAGCAGCAACTAAAGCAGAAGTGTCACCAGCAACTAAACCATTAGTTGCATCTACTCTTCTGTGTCTGTTAGAAGTAGGAGCAGTTACATCACCGCCAAAGGCAAGATCAGACAAGTTAGAACCTGAACCTAACACTGGTCTAGTCGCAGCAGAACCACCAATATTGTTGTTCTTTCTGTTGTAGTTAATACCAGCCAAGGTCAAGAATGCAACTTGGTCGATTCTATCTGCCATTGCGTATGCAAGTGCGTCTCTTGAGTGCTCACGGAAGTTGACAACAGATTTTTGATCCGCTAAACGACCAGATAGTCTGTTCGCAAATCTTAATTGATCTAATTGTACAACGATGTCGAATGCTCTTAGTGCTTCTTCATTACCTTCGAGAGTGTTGTCACCAACGATACCATCACCAGTCATGTCAGCTAAAAGTGTTAATACAGCTCTAGCTCCTTTTTCTGATTGAGTAAGTTCATTTATTCTCTGAACCATGGCGTTGGGGCCACTACCCGCAAATTGGTTAATGAAGGACATGTTTCGAGCTACTCGCCAAAAATCACGAGACCAGATAGTAAGCTGTTCACTGGTCAACGCGCTGAAATTTGTATTAGCCATTAGGCCTCCAAATAAAAAATTAATAAAATAACCAATCGCTATTTGGGGCGATATCCCGTATACCCTTTATCGTTGGGATACGATACCGTTAATTTAACGAGCACGACCTCGAACAGTTAACGTCGTTGTAGACGAAGAAACGATTTTTATACTGAACGACCAGTTGTTGGATGTCGTTCCAACCGACGAATTCTTTAATACTATACTACTATTTAGTCAAAGTCACCACGCATTCTGCGTAAAGTTTCTTCCGGTAGTGCACCAAACTCATCATCAGACAGTACATTTATATCTACAATTTTCTTATTTTGAGTAGATTCACCTTTCATTTGTGGTGGTTGAGACTGCGAAGCAGTTACTTTTTTCTGTACATTTGCTTTTGCTTTCTTTTCTTGTACTACTTGACTTAATTTAGGAGCAGCATCTTGAGTACCAGCATCTTCAGTTTGTAACAACTCAGGTTTTTTGCTTAGTAGAGTAACTTCAGTAGCTTTTGCTAATGAGTCAGCAGCGGCATAACCTTGATAAATAAAAGCATCACGTAGTTCCATTACTTCATTAGAAAGTTTTTCATCATATTGTTTACTTTCAGGATTAAATACAGGAAATACATCTAATATCTCTCTTGCCTTTTCTTGTAACTCACGAGCTTCGCGATCTTGTTGTACAGTTTGACCCATTTTACTTTGTACTTCAGACATTAACTGTTCCTTTTCTGCATTTCTTATTTCTTCTCTCAGAGCTGCAGCTTTATCTGTTTCACCATCTAAAACAAGGTCTTGGTAGTCTTTTTCTTTTGCAACAAAATCATATTTAGGAGTAGTATCCTCAGGTTTTTGTTCCTGCATAGTATCGATGACTTTTTGCATTTCTTTATTTTTTGCGAGTACTTCATCGAGTCTAGATTTAGGCACCATAGGTGCTTTAGTTTCTACCTCTGGTTCTTCCTCCACTGCTTCCACAGGTTGTCCATCATCTGTCGGAACGCTCTCTTGTTCTGTTTCTTCTGGTTGAGTTTCTGGTTCTTCTGTTGCAACTTCTTCAACTTGCTCCTCTGCAGCTGCTTCTGCTGCTTCTTCTTCAATAGCTTGCTCTTCTGCTTCGATTTCTTCTGCTTGCTCTTCTTCAATTTCTTCTTCCTCCGTGTCTTCAAAGTTCATATCTACTTCAAATGGTTTTACATCTTCCTCTGTTTTTGGATCAGCACCCGGCATTCCCTCGAATACTAATTCTTCATTATTTTTATCTTCAGCCATTATCTACCTCCTGATGGTTTCATAGCTGCGGTTGCAATTTTTGCTGCCGCTTGGGTTTCAGTTTGTCCTTTCCTCATGTCATTTGTCAAAGATGACAATTGTTGACGTAAGGTAAGTTCTTGCTCTTTCATCTTCATTTTACTTTGTATTTCAGCCACTTTGATTTGTGGGTCAGCGATAGTCTCTTGAGCTTTTGCAGTATTTAACTGAGATTGAGACTGTATGTTCTGTACTTCTGCTTCCATCTTAGCAATTTCTAATTGTATTTTTCTAATTTCCGATTCAGCTTGGAAAGCTTGTATTTGTTGTTGTTCCTCTGTCATTGGTTCCATACCCTGCATTTGACGTATACGCTGTGCAACCTCTCCTTTTCTAGCTAAATGAGAGTAATCAATAATTAAGTCATCTGGTATTGGTACTCCAGCAGACCTTAACTCAATAGCTTCTGCAAATTGTACATCATCGTAGTTATCTCTAGCTGGCATTGTACCAATAACTACATAATATTCACCTAAAGTTAAATCATTTATAATAGTCCCTTCCGGACCCAACATATTTAACATAACAGGTTCTTGTTGTTTTAGAGGGTCGTCTTCGTTGGTAATTTGTATCAAACGTTCCTCTGTATAATAAGCCTGCACTAATTCTAATATATATTCAGCTAAATATTGCCTGGTTTTAATTAAATTATCCAAAGGTACTTGAATCATGGTAGCACCTCTATTTTGTTTCGCACGTATAGCGACACCAGAAACTTCAGGGCTATCGGTACCTAACATTGCGTCACTAATACCACTAATCGTTTTTATATTAAGAGCGGCTTTTTGACTAATTCTGTCTAGGCCGGTGGGAATCTGATTTGGTGGTATCTTCGCTGGGGGGGAGGATCCGCGATTATACTCTAATACTAAACCAGTTTCCGCACCGTGTTCTTCTAAATCGTCAGCGGTCATTCCTTGGAGCGACCCTGTTTCTACAATCCAACCACTGTTAGCTGTAGTATTTACTATGTGAAGTTCTTGTGAACTTATTTTATTAAGTTGTTCTTGTGGCGAGATTAAATTTCTTACCATGCCGAATGGTCTTCCTCTTCGCCAGTATGGAAAGTAAGGAACTATAGTAAACCTTTTATAAGGGGACCAATCATCATGTAGTACTACTTTGTCTGCAGTTACAGTCCAACGTACTTTACGGTCTTTTCGAGAAATAATATCTAACCCATACTCATCAGCAAATCTATCTCTTTTACGTTTTCCCCAATTGGTAGGTACTTGTCGCATATCACCAGTGACCCTGTCTACATAGTACATACAGTCTTTTAGTTGATAATACTGTCTTTCTACAACACGAACTGCGCGCACTTGACGATTCTCTTCTGGATTAGTTGTACTACCTTGGTTGTACTCCACACCAGTATATGTATCACCATAACGTGTTTCTTCATACTCTACAGAGTCCTGCCCCATAGTATTACCATACTCTGCAGCTACTCTTAATCTATCAGCTTTATCAATACCATATTGTTCTTCAATTTCATCTAAACTCATCCACTTAGTTTCAAATATCTCATTCCAAGTTTTTGGATCATACTCCTTGGCGTCAGGATCAATCAGAATATCTAACGGATCCTTGGTACTTATACGCACTTCTCCCTGGATATGATCCGTAAAATCTATTCTTACATCAAAATAACCTCGGTCTTGGATAAGACCATCAGCAAAAACTGTAGATTCTAGCCAATCCATTTTATTATTGTCGGCTATTTGCATGTATAGCTTATTTAAAACATCGGCTACGTCTTGAGTACCCCCACCTTTTGGTTTGAAATTGACATCTGCTCTTCGGGTTCTTTGCTCACCCAACACAGCGTTAACCGTAGGAAGTATTGTATTGATTGTAAGAGCTGGACGCCCTTCGTCATCTAAAGATGCTACATCAGCTGGATCCCATTGATTACCACGATAGAAGGCATCACATTTTTTAGCAGTCTCGATATAGTCGAGGTGGCCATTGTCGCGCGCACGTTCGTAACGCTCGAACTGATTAGTTGCTATTGAATGCTCTTCTTCTGTACTTAACTTTTTCTTCTTTTTGCTGTAATCCATTAAGAACTCATAGCTGATTTATGTTTATCACCCTTAGCTAAATATTTAAGCTTATCTCGCCAAGACGGTTCGTGTTCTACCTTCTCTACAAAAGTAGAAAATTCTGTCATCATTAATCCTATCCATGCTAACGCATCCACTTGGTCATCATGCACCCCGTTTGGAAAACGCAAAAGTTCCGCAATTAGCGGACCAACCCATACCGGATCTTTCGGAAAGTATACCATGCCTTGTTGCATTCTACCTTGTATTGCTCTAGCTCTCGCTTCTTTATCCCGTCTGCCTACTTTTAAATCTTTAAAGTAAGCTTCGTTAAGTCCACGTTCACGAACACGTTTTTGTAGAAACGGACCCAAGGCCATCTCTATGTGACCCTTCTCAATACCAACAACATGTGGTCGCCACGTCTCGAAAAGATCCAATATTTGTTCAACAAGTTCAAAACCGTCGTACTTCCCTCTTATACAATCTACTACGTATAAATTATCATATTCATCAACACCAACGACCACTCCTACAGAGTAGTCATTACGTTCTCGTTGACCAATCGCTAAATCCCATGCGCAATAGAACCGTAATCTGTCAAAGTCTACTTCATTTTCGTCGTAATACCTAATCATTTCTCGATTAAAGTATTCACCTTCGTCCGATACTGGATTCTGTTGATACAGCGCTGACCAGTCTCGTGGACCTACCGCTCTTTGAATCTGGGTCAGAGCTTCTGAGCTGTACCTTTCTGGGTGAAGCGCGTCGCCCTTTTCTCTAAACTCTTCGTCCTTCTCGGCGAGAGCTGGATACTTAACAACTTCCCACTGATCCGCGCCCGCGGCTGCTGCTTGTAGCAACCTACCAGCTAAATCATCATCGTGCCATCGGGTAAGAATTACTAGTACACCACCTCCGGGGGCCAGTCGTGTATACGCAGTAGATGTGTACCAATCCCAGACTGCATCCCGATTGTATTCGGATTCTGCGTCCTCTCTGTTCTTGACTGGGTCATCGATGACTAATACGTGCGCTCCTTTACCGGTAATACCACCGCCAACACCCGCTGCTACATAACCACCGCCCTTGGTTGTATTCCATGATTCTACGGACTGCGAACTAGGGTCGAGCGATACACCAGAAAAGACATTCTTAAAATTAGGTTCTCTCAGTTGATGACGAACCTTACGACTAAAGTTCATGGCCAACGATCCAGAGTACGAACAACTAATAAACTCATGTTCCGGGTTCTTGCCCAAATGCCAAGCTGGAAACGCAACAGAAGCCAAAGTAGATTTACCATGTCGGGGTGGCATAAACAACATAAGTCTGGGTGACTTCTTGTC